TATTTTTTACAAATTTACCGTTATTCATATTGATAGATTATTAAAAACGTATTGCGAAGTTAGCTCCTTTACCTTCTTTTAGTGCTGCGTGTGCCATTGCCGTTGCCATTATTCCGTCATCATGGAATCCGTATGGCGCACCGTATTTTATTGTTCTGCTTTTGGCGTTGTATTCAAAACTAAACACGTCGAACTCTTTTTGTAGCCAGTCAATCGGTAAAAATGTTACCGCATCTGTCTGCGTTGCTACCGCCAGTGATTCTATTATGTCATTCTTACTCTTAGCAGATGTTACAAACGGCTGTACGTTGTACGGGTTCTTGCATTGTGATTTGATCTGATCTATCAACGCATCACCAATACTATTAACCTCGACGTTGACCGTAGCGTTAAACCTGTTTATTTGCTCGGATATTTGCCGTGTGATGTTCGACCACGTGTCATGCCTCCATCGGTTCAAATATACCTGCTCACCTTTCTCGTTAAAGATAGACAATACAGAATAATCGTCTGCACGTCCTAAATCGACACCGCCGTAAAACTTAACACCGCCAGATGCTTCTTTGTACTTTGGGCTAAATATCCCTGCACCACCGTCGATAAACTCCGCTAAGTATTCCTGCCTGAATACATGGTCAGGTAATGTCAGCCGCGCATCGTCAATTTCTGATGGGTTAATCAACGGGTTGTCGTACGAACTCATACGGAACGACTTGTATTGTTCGTTTACTCCGTCTAAGTTAAAAAGGTTGTAAAAATGATTCTTACCCTTTGGCGTACTGATTAACAGCACCTTTTTACCCTTCACCAACACCGTTGCACGTAGCACCTCCGTCCACGCTGCTTCGTCCATAAATGCGAACTCGTCACATACAAGGTAATCGAATGTAAAGCCTCGAATGTTGTCGTACCGTTCCGCGCTAAAAAATTGAATACTACTGCCTGTGATATACTCCAATATCAACTCTGATCTATTGACGTTGCGATATATTTCAGGACGCTTTCTAAATGCCTTATGTACCTCATCAAATACTTTTTTGGACTGCTTATACACTGGCGACACCCATGCACATTTAGCGTTCTTTTGGTTTAATGCCCAATACATCAACTGGTTCGAAGCAAGTAATGTCTTACCGAACTGTCGACCAATATTCAGAATGTAGTACTTCTCATGCCCGTTGTTAATCGCGCTATGAATTATTTTCTGATTCTGATGCGGTGTGTATAGGATTGCCTTCGCCAAAGTCTGCTCTAAATGTCATGTTACCTGTTACCTTAATATCTTGCTGCTCGATATAACCGCGCTTCTTGCCTTTGCACTTCAAAAAGAAAATAGTGGATAACGGATTGCCTTTCATTATCTGCTTATGCAGTTGTGATTCGGCAAAGTCCAACGCTACGTTCTCCATGTCCTTGCACTTAACGCGGTAATCTTTATCTTCCTTCAACCATCGGTAATGTGTATCACGTGATATTTGCGCCTGTTTACAAGCCGTTGTTACAACGCCCAAAGACTTCTCCAAAGCCTCCAACATTGCTCTTTTTTTATGTCCGATGCTGTCCGTCATATTTTTTTGAATTACCGTAAAAAACTTAGAAATTCATTTCGTGCTTTCTCATCATCTTTAAACGCACCTAACAATTTTGTGGTTGTAGTCCATGTATCGTGTTTCTTTACTCCTCTCATACACATACATAGATGTTGAGCTTTCATACTAACTGCAACTCCTTTTGGGTTTAATTCTTTTTCTATTCGCTCCGCAATTTGTGACGTAATGCGTTCTTGATTTTGAAATCTATTTGCATATAAATCAACCGTTCTTGCTAATTTACTTAACCCTACAATTTTACCGTTTGGAATATAAGCAACGTTTGCAACTCCAAAAAAAGGAGCTGTGTGATGTTCACAAAGTGAATAAAATGGAATGTTTGTTTGCAATATCATTTCATCTGTACCCTCAGAATCAAATGATGTAAAATTAAATTCTTTAGGTTCAAGAAATTCACGCATGAATTTAACATAACGTTTAGGCGTATCTTTTAAACCTTCGCGGTTTGTATCCTCTCCTAAATATTCTAAAATACATTTAAAATGCCATTCGGGACTATTTACAGGATATTCCATATCTTATGATTTTGTAGTGATAACTTCCATTCTCCATTTTCTATACAGAGATTTATACAATGTTTTAAATTTTCAGAGTTAATATTAAATCCGTCTGAATGTGGGCTAATCCAATAGTGTCGCGCTGATATCGATGGTTGCGGAATGCTTTGCCCTTTATGTCTTACGTATCTTAACTCATCTACCCCACTTGGGAAATTCTTTTTAATTACGTGTTCAGCTACTTTTGGACTAACACATATAAAATCAATGCCTTTTGGTACAGGATTTAAACCACTCGTCTCGATAGCCTGATAAAAGCCTAAATTTTTGAAATAACTAATTATCTCTTCTGTCAGTTGGTCCGTTGGCTCTCCACCAGTCCAAGTAATCTCTTTACATTTTGGAGCATTTAATTTTAACCATAACTCTATATCGGTTATAGACAATTCTTTACCGCTTTCAAATTCAGTGTCGCACTTTATTCCAGCGGCAAAACAAGCGTTCTTAGTTTTACAGCCTGTTAGTCGTATAAATACCGTTGGAGTTCCTATTCTTGCACCCTCACCTTGTAAGGAATAAAAGATTTCTGATACTTTAAGGTTCATATATTACATTTGATGATTTTGTTTCTGCTAATTCTATTTTTGTTATTGGTAACCCTGTTTCGTTTTTTATACGAGTATATAACCACATAGCCATATTTTCTGCTGATGTTTCAAAAGGTAATTTTTTGATTGGTTCGTTTGCTAACTCTAAAATATCAACCAAAGGATCTTTTTCGTAAATAAGAAACCAATGACAGTAGTCTTTTATTATTGGTTCGACTAATTTATCAATGTCGCTAAATAGATAAGTTATTCCTCCATTGTTTATTTTTTTAAACTTAAAATTGCATTTAACTTCGTATGTGTGACCATGAATACGACCGCACTTAACTCCACCTGCATGGTTACGGTGTGCAGCATAAAAGTGGTATTTTTTTTCTACTATCATATCCATCCATTTTGTTTTGCTTCGTAAAATCCTTGTATTCTTAATTCAGTTGCATGGTTATTATTAATTCCATATCCCCACTCGTTTTTTACTATACTACCGTTATAATCGGTCATTGTATCATTTATAATTACATCGAGACAATTTAATTCTTTTGCCATTTTCCATGTCTCTGCCTTTGTTTTATGCATTAAGGGTGTATGTATTTTTATATCTTTATCAAGAGCAAGTGATAATGTTAATCGCTGTGAATCAACAAAACTTTGTCTACAATCGGGATAACCTTGAAAATCCATTTGACAAAAACCTGCAACTATATTATCTACATCAAATAAACTTGCTGCTATTGTTAAAAATAGCGCGTTTCGTCCTGTTGTAATTCTAAAATCAGTTTCGTTATTTGTGTTTAACAGTCCTTTAACATCTATAATCTTGTATTGAACATTAAGCCTTTCAGCTATTGTTAATGCCATATTAAGTTCAATTCCATGCTTTTGCCCATAATCAAAACCAATAGCAATAACATCTTCAAAATTTTTCTTTGCCCAATACAAACATGTTGTACTGTCTTGACCGCCACTAAATAAAACAAGTGCTTTCATAGATTATTCTCTGCGTATTTTTGAAATTTTACCCATTGGTTAAAATTATGTACATGAATATCATATACATTTTTCATTCTATGACCTATTTTTCTATAATTTTTTATATTTTTTCCATCAAACATACATATACCGCCATATCTAACCTGTTGCCAACCTGTACTATCAACACTATCAAACTTTAATTCTGATAACATTGGAATTGATGTAAAGCCAAGACCATGTATTTTTGCATTATTTTTATGAGCATGATTAATAAACCAGTGTAATATTTTTGGGTTTGCTCTTATTTTTTTTCCTGCATTACTTGCCGTTGTAGTCCCTAATGCTACGTAGGGATATTCCTCACAACATTTAATCCAATAATCTGATCCTCTATTGGCGTGCCAACATACAATTGGTGGAATTCCAATAGCATCCTCTATCTGTTTTCTATAATATTCAACCCGAGGTAATCCCACAACACAATCAATGTCTAATTCAAAAAACAATTTTTGATTTGTATGTTTAATAAAAGATATATATTTTTTAACATATAAATCCCAATCAAAGTTTTTATATTTTCCAGTTTTATCATTAATTGCTGAGAATGCACCTGAGTCTAAAATATGTCTATCCTGTAATACATAGTCACCATATTTACCTGATTTATGTTCCCAAAAAGATGATAATAGATATATGTCATCAGTTGGTTTATTCCAATGACGTTCAAGAGATTTGTAAGCTGCCAAATATACAATCATAAACCAAGTAATTTATAAAATATTTGTTCTTTACTACCCGAATAACTTTTTAACGCTTCTTGAACAGCATTGTAATCGTCTTGTGTGTATTCAAGTATTATTTTAAATTTTTGTTCTTTATCTGTATTATCTTCCTCAAAAAAAGCATCTAAATCAATATCATCTGTATTAAAATTATTTATGACTAATCCCCATTCGTCTAATTTATCGGAATCCCATTCGTTCGCCAATGTTTCCCAGTTCCATTCACCGAAACCAACGTTGTCTTTGATGATAAACTCACGCTTCTGATCGTCGGTAAGGTTATTGGCAATTATTACTTCCACTTCTTTAACTCCTGCATCTTTTAACGCACGTAGTCGCATATTGCCACCAAGCACTACCATGTCTTTGTCGACAACGATAGGACGTAGTTTTAGCATTTCAGGAAAGTCTTTAATCGATTGTACTAACTTTTTGAATTTATCGTCCTTGATAATTCTTGGATTGTCTGGGTTAGGCTTCAATTTGTCTATGCTAACCTTTTTTGTGTCGCTCATATTCTAATATGTGTTGATGTATTCGTTCGTATGCTTCACGGATGCAACTTGAACACGACATCGGTTTCAGTTCTCCGTATATTTCTAACCATGCAGCCTGTAACGCTTGACGCGGTGCTGTGCTAACCTCCTGACCGACCTGAATAAAGCGGTCAATGACTTCGCGGTGCTGTTGTAAAGCGTTGTATGTCTGTTCGGTCATCGTTGCAGGTTCTTGTGGAACTCCATCGTTAACACGCTAAACATCGAGGCGAAGCCTGACATTAGCACGGTAACAATAATAGATTCTACCTGTGTAAAATTACAAAACAGCATAATGTTAATGGCTAACGCGCTCCACCATGACAGGCAAAGACCACAGGTAAACGGTTTAAGGCTAATCTTGCCAGTTAATTTTAGCAGGATGCGTTGAGGTATTAAAGTACATTCCGCGAACCAATAGCAGAACACCCCGATTAATGCGTTGATGAATAGTTGATGTATCATTTGTTAATTATTACGTAGTTGTATTTACTTAGGTCAATGTCGCTGATCCATTTGCGTTGTATGTGGTAAGTTCCGTGATAGTCGGATGTTTGTTTTTCCGTTTCGTTCATGTAATACGTTATTAACACCTTTTTGTGCCGTCTACAAATGTTAACCAAAGTAGTGTGCAATTCAATGTCAGCGCATCCCACTTGAACGATCTCGGTCGTGCATTCTTTTATCTGCTTTGTATGTTCAATTAGGTCGTAGGTCATGCCTTTGGTATTTGACGGTGTGCGATATAGAAGTCAGTTCCATACTCGAATGGCTGTAAGTAATGCGGATGCGTTACTATTGTGCCGTATGGCAAAAGTTTGTATTCGTACCAGTGTAACAACACGGATAAAACGGATTGATCGTGACGGTGTGCAATAAATCCTTCGCGTGTAGATGTGCCGTTGTTAAAACACCCAGAGTCAGCAGCATTTAGTAAGTCATCAAATACCCATAATGCAGTAGGTGAATTGAAATTAAGCGCAAATGCACCTCCCCATGTTTGTTCCATATTAGGCAAATCTTTTTCGCATCCAAAATAACTCACGCATTGGTCGCTAATGTAATTCTTTAACGGATGCCCTAAATTATGAAACGCCATAATACCATGAGTAAACAAGTCAGGCGTTAATTCTTTTTCTAACGTCATAACGCTATCCAACCAAATGATCTTTTTGTAGCCTTGCTCACGCATTAGCTGTATCATGGTCAACTTAAAAAAGTACGGACGCTGATCATGCGTTAAGTGCTTAAATGCTAACGGATGCGGTGGTTCTGAATCAGTAGCTTCCCATAGAAAGTAATCGTATGATGTGTTACGCTCGATGCTTTCCGCTAATCGAGGCAAGGCAGCAGGGTAATTCTCCCGACCGCGCTTTGCATACGATACCACGCAAGTATCAGTATTCCTTGTTGTACGTGAGATAAGCATAGTGATAAATTGGTTCTGTTATTTCTGTTTCGGTGTTAAGGTAAGGATTTAATGCTTCGCTGTATGCTTTATCTTCTGCATTGCTGATGTGCGGAAATTTAGCTTTTAATGCTAATTCTCTTTTGACTGGTGTCAGGTGGTTAGCCTTACGATAAAACACCAAACGCTGCCCATCGTGTTTGTTCTCATTTTGAAACCTTTTAGATAGCTTCCAAAGTATTAACGCTCCACCATTCTCGCTGTAATGTCCGCACGTTGCCACGCAATCAACGCCTGACTGAATCGCGTCAAGTATTAATCTAACGTAGTTCGGATAAACATGATCGTCATCGTCGATAAATACAATGTAATCCTTTAACGCACGGTTAAGCAGCCTGTTCCGTTTCTCGCCTGTTGTCACCTCTTTATCATCAACGTCAGTAATAACCTCAACCAACGCAGCGTAATCAGATGGCAGCGTAAGTATTTGAGCGTACAAAGAACGTAGCAGCCTATCTAATGAACTGCGACGCTTATGTAATGACGGGATAAGGATTGACAGGGACTTCATGCGATACGATCTACTTCCGATAAGTTGGCACTATGGTTGTATTGGTGTAGGATTTGCTCGGTGTGTACCTCTGTTGTGCATTGTGGTAATACCTGCTCCATGTACGCCCAATCCTCCGCATTGTTAATGTCGGGTAATTTGCAGCGTTGCGCTATGCTTGTTTTGATTGGGCAAATGTGAAACGGTCTGCGTTTGAACTCACCGTAAGGTGTAGCCTGTTCATTTATAGGATGGTGTAGACTCATGTTGGCAACACCCCAATAATAGTCGCACTTAAATATTGATTTGAACGTGACGATGTCCGCACCGATGTTGCATAGTCTTACCAATTGCTCAATATAGTTCGGTGAAATAGTTTCGTCATCATCAACAAAGCAAAGATATTCGCCCTTCGCCATGTTGATCAATGCTTCACGCTTCTTACCTACACTCAAGCCACCGTAAATAAATTTAGGCGTTTCGAGGTAGTATATTTCTACACCACCCAATGCAACAGGTAGTTTCTCAATTTGTGTGCGAAGTTTAGCGTAAAGGTTTCCGAACAATTGACTACGTTCAGGAATCGTTGGAATTAGTATTGATAGTTTTTCGCTCATCGTGCAAAGATTATATTTTCAGCATTTCGGTTGATTTCTGTTAAGCCGTATTTTGTGCAATGTGCTATGTATTGCTCAGGGTTGACACCGTTGTATTCCACGCACACCATTTGCGTTTGTGACGCATTAAGGTCAATCTGTTGCAGGATTGCTAAATCCATACCCTCCGCATCGATGGTAATAAAGTCAAAACGTAAACCTGCAAATAACTCATTATAATTCATTGCCTCTACTTTAACTTTCTTAAACTTTATGCCACTCCACCTGTTTATTTCCGCTTCTAACGTTGTGCTTAATAGGCTGTCATCGTTTGGAATGTGCGGATCATTTACGTGCAAATTTATCGATGTCTTATTGTAATCTTGGTTAACTATTGCCACATCAAATACAGATACGTCTTTGCGATCTTTGTAAAGTTGTATAAGTTTTTGAACGCATGACGGTGATGGCTCAACTAAACAACCAGACCAACCGTTAAGCAGTAGGTGACGGCTGTTGCTAAATGTTACACCGTCATTTGCTCCGATGTCTAATAATATCCCCTTCTTACCTTGAAAGTAGTTAACAATTATTTCCTGCTCATTGTTTTGGCTATAATTCATAGTTTCGTGCTTTACGTTCGTTATACAGTTTCTCATCGTGATTCCACATGGCAGGATTCTCGTTACGTTTGTATAGGTCATCCCATTCAGCCTTACCCCATGCAACGTGAAGATGTGTGAGTATGTTGATGTTGTCACCCATGTACTTGTAGCATCCGCGTAATTTAGCCACCTCCGTTGCTTCCACGTCACACCATAGACTTTTGTAGTCGGGATGGTAAATGTAGCCGTCACGCTCGAAGTATTTGCGTCCCATAATTGACATCGTGCTGATGTTTGACTTTTGAAAACCATCGCTGAAATGCACAAACAAATCCGTATTGTCATCAAACGCTAATCGGATTACCTCATCAAAGCCTTGCGCGGTGAACACCATGTCGTCAGACATATTTACTAAAATATCCCAGTCCTGAACCACATTTAAGTCACGGTTAATCGCGTCGATCTTGTTCTTTGACGTTGCGACTGTTGCGATCACCTGCGATGCTATGCTGCATTCGCGTAATTCTTTACGGTATTGCTCAATAGCAGGATCATCGCTGTCTAATGTAGCCAACACCACATAATTGTCGCTAACAGAATTTTGCGCGATACTTTCTAATCCACGACGGAACTTGTCAGGACGTGAGCGCGATGCGTATTTGTACAGGATTCTCATTTTTGGTCATTTTTAGATTGCTCAACCTTTTGCTGCCATCGTTCACGGCTCAACTCAACTGCTTGTTTGATCTCATTCGGGAATAATGTCGGACGATGTTCTATTTCGTATTGCAGGTAGTTGTCAATGTCAAGCGAATAAATGTATTGTGCTGCACCTAATGGACAAACAAACGGTGACGGACTGCAACCTTCTAAATGCGCCCTCATGCTCATATCTGCGTGTTCAAACCCATACACACCGAACTTCTCATCAAACATTCCGACCTTATCTAAGCACTCACGTGTAAAGTACATCATGCAGCCGTTACTGTTATTGTATATTCCAATGTTAGGCTCAATCGCTTTAATCATTCGCACGTCAATAGTTTCGTGTTGGTAGATAAAGTGACCAATGTTAGACATTTTCGCTGCTTCGATAAAAAATAACTCCCACTCCTTCGCACGTGGAAACGCGTCATCATCAAACAGGAAAATATGATCGCAGTCCTTTAACGCCTCCAGACATTGGTTCTTATTCCATGCCACGCCCTTCTTTTCCGTGTCAATGCTTACGTGCAACTTGTACGGTGATTGTGTGTACTTTTCAATTTGGTCAATCGTTAGCTGTACGTGTTCAGGTCGATTGCATCCCGTTACTCCTATCCCTATCATAATGTGTTCAATACTTGTGTTACTTTCTCGTGTGCTTTGTTTTGGTTAAAATGCTCCCGTACATATTCATGCAGGTTGTTCGCCAGACGTTCGCGCAATTCTTTGTCGTTTGTTAGGCGCAAAATAGCCGTAAACCATCCCTCTTTGTCATTGCAGACTAAGGCATTTACGTTGTGCTTCAAATGCGGAGCGTACGGTAACACGTTGCTAACGATTGCAGCGCATTTCGTCCATCCTGCCTCGATCAACTTTAATTCTGACTTGCAGCTATTAAATACACCGTGTTCCATTGGGATCAACGCCACATCCACTTCCTCATACATCACACCGTAGTCAATCGCGTCTTTTGCCCATAGGCGTTTGTAAAATTGTTGATTCCCTATGTGATTACCTTCACGCACAAACGACTTAAGGTAATCGCGGTAAAAGTCAGGTAGTTGCGTGTAGTTAAACGTAAACATTCGCTCCACTTCCGTAAATGACGGATGCAGGTTAAAGCTGTTTACAAATTGCACTTTTGAACGAATATGCTTATTCTGGTAAGCAGAACGAACACCGTTAA